ACTGTGTCAAATCCAAGTTGGCTGACCCAGGCATTGCGTCCACCACTGGCAGTGCTAGGTAGTATAGCATTTGGGAAAGCTGTGGCATTGAAATAATCATGCACAAACTTTTTCACCGTGTAACCACTGCGGCGTGTGTTAAACAACAAAGTACCACGTGGGTATAGTCTATAGTCAGGTACATCAGCATCTGTGTGATTGCTGGTCAACAATGCCTGTGTTGTAGCAATGGTGCCAGTAATTGGGTTTACATTAGCTGCGGTGCTCCAACGTGCATCTGCAAACAATATACCATTTTGGCTGGTTCTATCTGCATTGTCAATCAAATTCCAACGTGCAGTTGCAGCATCATAACGATATAGTCTTGGATAGTTTTCAAGATCGCTGGTGTCTAACCATAAATCTCCACTTTCTAAAACTGAATTGTCACTTTGAGTTTCAGGTTCCGAAGCACTAACAATAACACCATTTGGATCAGTATTACTGAGATTATATCCTCGTGCATCGATTAATCCTGCTGTACGATATCCTTTCCAACCAGTGGCATCATTGATCATGATATCAACTTCAGTTGGGTCGTTGTAATACCAAAGTGTACCATCATCTGGCATGGTGTATGGCTCAGCAGCACTAAATGTGTATGTACTTGCTGACCAATTGGTTAGGTTAAGTGTTCCTGTTACCACGTTAGGTACTACACCTAGTGTTGGTGTCAAGCCACTGGCTGTAAATCCTGCTGTGTTAACTGGTGTCCCTAGTGTGTCAACCAAGGTAAGTACGCCGCCTGATCTATGTGCAATAGTAATTGCACCTGATGATTCTACATAAGCAGTTACATTAGGAATGCCTGCTGCTTGTACAGCAGCCACAAACGCAGCAGCATTTGTACCTAGTAGGGTGCAAGTAGCACTGGCCAATGGTGTTGCTGATCCAGGCTGGCTGGCAACTATGGTAAATGTGTCATTGAGTGTGAATGTTGGCGCAGTTGCAGTACCAGTTACACGAGTTTGACCGGCTACACGCAGTGTGTATAGCTTGTAGCTTACACGACCGTCATTGTTGCTGTCATACTTGGCAATGGTAGTGCCTGCTGCAATGTTTAAGCCGCCGCCTACAGGATCTAGATCATATAGTGCTTGATATAAGTTAGCATAAACTTTGGTAGTTAGAGTATTCCAAACACCAGTGGTTCTGTTATAACGTTTGTAAACTAAATTAGCACCGCCGCCCTGTACGCTGGTTTTCATCCATATGCTGCCACTGGGTCTTGGTGTTGTATCTGTTCTGCGCCATGCTGGCATCTGAGCAAATGAACCATAGCTTACTGCGGCACGATTGTAAGTACCAGCTGATAGACCTAAACTGCTTAACAATGTGCTGTCACCTGCAAGAGTAAGATTACCGGAACCACCGTTGCTGCCTGGAGTAATACGGATTTCTAGTCTGCTGGTAATACTGTTTACATTGGCAATAACATTCGATGCATCCACTGTGTTAATCAAAGATGCTAGTCCTGCCATGGTAGTAATATTTGCACCTGGGGTAGCTGTAGTACCATTAACCACAATATTGCTGGTTGTAGTAAACACAAACCCAGAACCAAATACTGCTGTATTGCCCATGCTGCTGGTTACCACAGGAATATCATTGGACCAGGCAGTGCTGCCCACATGCTGCCATGAATTATTGCTGGTTTTGTAATATACAAAATTATTGTCATCGTGCACAACCACTGCATAATCGCCCTTGGCACCAATACTGGTCAGTGGCACTGGTGGTGTAGCACCATTGGTATCTGCAATGCTTTCAATGATCAATGGCGACTTGGCCATGAATGGTACACCAGGCGCTGCCACGCTGTCATCAAATGCAAAGATTCCAAATTGTGAGCTGCTGGTATCTAACCAATTAGTACCATTGGGACTACGGCCCACTGGACGGCTGGTGCTGCCTACGATTTCATCTAGGTTGATGTCGGCACGTACTACCCATGCACGATTGCCTAGTCCTAGTGCTGAGTATGCTGCCATTAGGCCATATTCATTAAGCTCATCACCATGCAAGGGCAAATCGCTGGCACTGCGACGGAATGTGGGTGCACCAAAGGTAGCTGCTAGTTCACGCTGACTGGTGATACCATAAATCTTGCCTGCGTTGGTTTTGGTTGTGCCTGGCGCAATCAAACCATTCACAGTTTTGTCTTGGGCTGTGGCCACAATGATCAAGGGCACTGTGCCAACCGCAGTTGATAAATATTGACTTTCGTCAATAACTGAAATCTCAATTCCTGGACTTACTAGGGCCATGTTGTTTTCCTTATAAATAGCGAAACATTGCTGTTCAAGTATTTATAAGATACCCTGAAATCCACTGGGTTAGACGGTCCTTTCCAAGGTCCTTGCCGGTATAAATACCCAATGGAACGCAAGACTTGTCCCATTTGTCGCAGACATCCAGTGGCTATCAACTATTACCGCGGCGATCGTGTGTATTATAGATCAGCCTGTACGCCTTGCATACACCAAAAGCGTCAACCACAACCTGACATACCCAGCTGGATACGTTCAGGTTATAAAAGACGTGATCGTTGTGATCGTTGTGGATTTAAATTTCGCACACAGGAACAAAGTGCCGTCTACTACATTGATGGTGACACTGCCAACAACAACTGGGCCAATCTCAAAACCATATGCCTAAACTGTCAAATTGAAGTAGCCAAAACACGTTGGCGTCCCAGTGCTATTCAACAAGACTTCTAATTTGGCTATACAGCTGATCCACTGTACCGTTGTTGTCAATCACACGATCAAATTTAGTACCCAACCAAGCCCACTCACTGGGATGAATGTCAGGGTAACGTGATGCCATATCACGTTGTTGGTCGGATATGATCCATTGATCATCTTCTGCGGTATGCACAGTCTGTAGCGCACAAGCCAACCATTCGGGTGGAGCACCACGTTCTACGCAGATCATAGTGCCGCCTACACCACGTATAGCACTGACTTCGTTGGGAAAACGCACGTCAGAAATCACAATGTCATCGGTGCTTTGACGCAGTTTATTTTCTAAACTGGCGATCCAAATATCATCATGGAACCCATGACGACAAACATCAGTGCCCCAGTACTGTAAGATCCAGCGCGGTGTAAGCGTGGGTATTTTGAGTCGTTCGGCCCACCATGTATCTACTTGCTCACGCCAGGCTCTACTAGCAGCAGTACGCCCTTCCAGCATGATTCTGTCCCAGCCAAACACGCAGGCTACAGCATCTTTGAGAGTGTTAGCAAAACTCTCTCTGCGGAAACCATGGTAATTAACCAAGTAGTCAGCCACAGTGTCCTTGCCTGAACCGATAAATCCTGATATACCAATAACTTTAGCCATAGCAGTAACTATAGCTGGTATCGACTAGTTTGTCAACGGGTTTAGACGCCGTATTTGTTTCGTTTTTTCGCTGCTACAGGACTGGTTCGGTGCACATCATCGTTTTCTAAACTGCGATGATCCCGAACAATTTCTTCTACATCCGAACTCACTGCTTTAAACGCATCATGCATGATTTTGTGTTCGGTTTCGGTATAAGGCACTGCTATGTTATTGTTATGAAACCATGTACGATCGTTGATGTCAGGCAACTTACCAGATCCGTCAGCCATGGCTGCTGCCATACCTACCCGGTAAAAATTGTAGTTATTACCAGCGTCGTAACCATCGTTGTAGGCATGAGTACGATGCATGGCTTTACTGTGTGCTTTGGGCAGTTGTCCTTTCCGACCCTCAATGACAAATTCATGTGCTCTCATATATTATCCAATCACCCAAGTTAAAGGAGAAGCTCCATCAATGTAGGCCTTGAGATCTTCTTCTAGCTTTTGTATTTCTTCTTTGCCTTCAGCAATCAATGCTGTACCGTTCAACTGTGTGCCACCCTGTGGTCCAGCCAAACTGGCAAATTTACTACGTGCTTCGCCTAGAATCATTTTACTAAGTGCATAAGCATAGTCCTGTATCCAGGGAAAAGCATAGGTATCATTTAGAATCATTTGATCTGGTTTGTAATTGTACAACCATAGCATGACACTTTCTGCTGGTTCATCGGTAACTGGACTACTGAGCTGTGTACTACGTAGATCGTGGTCAGTGACTGTGGTACTGGCTAGCACACTGCTGGCTGTTACTGTGTAGGTGTTGGTAATGGTATTGGCAGTTTGTAGCACATAACTACCATTGTAGCCGTTAACTCTACAATTGCTGATCACAACGGTATTTCCTGCCGACACTGGCCATGGACTTTGTGTAACTATACTGATGGTACTGCCAACAGCAGTGGCATTAGCAGTTAAACTGGTCAGGCGTTGATATTGACGTCCAGTTTCGGGTATTTTACGCACTATGGTCAGCTTCTTGGTCACTGAATTCCAGGTAAAATTCATGTGCCCACCAAACATCTTCATGGCCTGTTCTTGGTACTGTACAAACAATTCATAGTTGGTTAGGCCGCCTACACGCCCTGCTACCAACATATAGGTATTGAGATACCCTGATGCAAAGGGCTCAAATTGGCTAGCTGTGGTACCTGTAACACTTCCAATACCGCGACGGAAGATTTGGCGCACTTGCACCACTTCCTGTGGTAGTATGTATTCTTGTGTTTCTGGCAGCAGTTCTAGAAAAGCATAACTTTCCTCAACACTGGCGCTGCTCTTTTGACGATAACGACGCAGTGCATTGGTAATGGCTAAGTTATAGTGATCTTGATCCAACTCAACATCTACTATGCCATCTGCTAACCTCAAACGTATGTAGTCAATGATTTCCTTTTTTCTATCATTGACTGTGTCTAAACCAGCGGGATTATAAGCAATAGGACCAGGACCACCTAAACTGTCGGTGGTCAAACTGCCCCTTTGATTTAACCCGGTCTTTAATGTGGCCATTTAACTCTATCCCCAGATAATGTATTTACCTGGGGTAGGTGTTTAGCCAACTCGTAGTAGCAGTGTATCTGTGCTGATCCTACCGTTGAGCTTGATCTCAACTGCTTTGATATCCTTGATCCAGGTACGTAGTGCTACCTTGCCGGCTCGCATAAACTCCTTGATATGCTCGTCGGGCTTACGCACAGTCTTGGCCACACTGCGTTCTGTGTCATAGCCAGTGATAGTACTGCCTTTGATACCAAGTTGGCCCAGGTTCTCAGCTACATAACAGCCCAGTTTACGTGTTTTGGTATTGAACACCCATAACATCTGAGCACCAATGATGTCCACTGGGTTGATGCTAACTGCTTTGAGTGCACGATCCTCACGAGCATACTTGAGCTTGGCCACCAGCTTTTCCTTGCTGGGTGCCTTACGCACTCGAGCCTTTTTAACTGCTTTCTTAACGCCACGGTATTCTTCAATACCAGCCAGCAAGTCAGCAATAAAAGCAAACATACGACGATAGTCTGCTGCACGATAGTGACGATAAGCCTCAACCAACTGCGTGTCAGTGCGATCTTGAGCTGCCGCTAATTCAGCACTGCGAGCTTGGTACACAGATTCATACTTGCTGAGCTGATTTTGTGGAACACGATTAGCAGTTAGAAAATCATAGATTTTAAACTGCACAGTTTCCTTGCGTAAAACTTGATCGTAGATGCCTTCGATTTCGCCAATGAGTTCACTGGTACGCTCTTGTAGTCGATCTTGAATGGTAATCTTGCGTTCTACCACTTGAGTGGGTGTGCTGACAACATCTTCAAGTTGATCACCACCACGAGTGGCCAGGGCTAGGCTGTATTCAACTTGGTCATGAATGTACTTGACATGACGCTCCAACAAGGGCATACCGCGCCGATGTGCCATAATCAAGCTACAAGGAGTCATTACCACATAGCGATCGCTTACACGTTCAAAGCGAGCCACTACGTCTTTGCTGAAACGACTGTTACGACGCAGCCAGTCATTGAGATGCTTGCGGCACTGTTTTACCGAATAGTGATAATTGTAGTACTGAAAACTTTTACGCAAGTGGTGATCAAAAGTAGCGTCATCAAAGTCCAAAGCTCGCTCGGTATCCCATGCTGGTTCGGGACCAGTGGCTTTTTCGTCAGCAGCCAGCAAACGAGCATTGGGCTCCTTTTTCTTGGGTACTTTGATACCTTTAATAATGGCCATGTTGACTCCTAAATTGACAGTAAGGCTAGTGTAACATACTGGTCCAGATTTGTCACTGATTCTGAAAACTTGTTGTGTAAATCCAACACTCGATGATTGGTGCCTGTTCTGCTATTTACTAGCTCGCGAGCGATCTCACGTTTGAGGTTTTCGCAGGTGCGATACATGCGTTGTAGGTCCCTGCGTACAGCAAAATTGCTGATGTCCCGTATTCTAGCGGGCAGATTTTCATAGATTTCTGCAATTTCAGCGTGATCCATAGCCAGTATATTACACTCAATCTGGTGTTGTGTCAACCATGGACCCATAAATACTAGATAGAGGAGATTTACGTGCCACGTTTAAGTTTATGGAAAGACGGTAAACACAGCAATGATTACCGTTTCTTTGACCGTAGAATCAGCGAAATGTTTACCATTTCTGGTACAGGAATACTAGTGCATAAGTACCTGGGGCCATTGGCACAAACCGACAGCACCGATCTTACACAGCCCACTAACGCCACTCAAAGTGAGTTAAACATACAGGATCTACTGTTTCTAGAAAACCGTGATCGCAAGTATGATGAAAATGTCTACAAAATGCGCGGCATTTATCAAGTCACTGACAATGCCTTTGATCTCACACAGTTTGGTTTGTTTCTACAAACTGGCACACTGTTTATGACGTTTCATATCAACGACATGATAGAAATTTTAGGTCGCAAGCTCATGAACGGTGATGTCTTGGAACTCGAACACTTGCTTGACTATGAAACCTTGGATCCCAGTTTGCCAGCTGCACTGAAAAGATTCTTTGTGATCAGTGACTGCACTCGTGCTGCCGAAGGCTATAGCCCAACTTGGTGGCCACATTTATGGCGTGTGAAAATGAATCCATTGGTGGACAGTCAAGAGTACAAAGACATATTAAACACCATCAAGGTCAGTGACACTGATACTACACCAATTGGACAGATATTAAGTAGCTATGAACGCTATACTGACATCAATGATGCTATTGTAGCACAGGCCGAAGCTGAGTTACCCGAAAGTGGCTATGACACTTCGGCCATATATCATCGTAGTGTTGACGAGGAAACTCCAGACTTTGCTGTAAATGGTTGGCTGTCCGGCAATGCCATTGCACCCAATGGTTTACCTGTGTCGTCGGGCACCAGCTTTCCGGCTTCAC